GTTCGTAACTTTGTAGTTCGGGGATTACTGTGTGAAAACGGTAGTCCCCTTCTTAATTTAATATATTATGGCAAACGAAATAGATTTAGTAGTTGGAAGTGAAGCATTCGCACAGATAGCTAAATTATTGGTAGCATTAGGAGAAGTTGATACAAAGTTTACAGAATTATCTGCTAATTTTGCCGCACTTGGTAAAAATGCAAATACGGTTAAGAGTACTGCTGATTTAGCAAAGTTAACTGCTGAAAATGCAAAGCTTACTAATACTATAAATGAACTTACCAAATCTTATGAAAGTCTTAATAAAAAACTAAGCGAAAATGTAAGTAAATCTGTAGAGAAAAGTAAATATACTACTCAAGAAACTACAGATTTAAGATTAGTAAATAAAGAGTTATCATTACAAAATACTAAAGCATCCGAACTAGCTGGAGCTTATGAAAAATTAAGCGCTGCTCATAAAATAGCTCGTGAAAGTGCTGCTAATTTAGCTGCTATTCAAGGCGTGAATTCAAAAGAATTCTTAACTGCTGCAGCAAATGCTAATACATTAGATAAAAAATTAAAAGAAATTGACCAACAATTAGGTCAGCATGGAAGGCACGTAGGGGATTATTCTAGGTCTTGGAATGGATTAGGTAACTCAATTAATCAAATTACTCGTGAAGCTCCTGCATTTGCCAATAGCTTGAATACTGGATTTATGGCATTATCTAATAACTTACCAATATTAGCTGATGAATTAGATAATTTGAGACTTAAAAATAAAGAATTAGCAGCGACAGGAAAACCTACTGTATCAGTATTAAAACAATTAGCTGATGGATTTTTCTCTTGGCAAACTTTAATTTCAGTTGGAGTTACGCTACTTACTGTATATGGGGGTAAACTTATAGATGCAATGTCTGGAGCTAATAAATTAAAACAAGCAACAGACTCCTTAACAAATTCTATAAAATTACAAAATGACGAATTAGATAAAACTATAAAAAAGCTAGAATATAATACCGAAATAGAAATAGAATTAGCAAAACTTAGAGGAGCTACCGAAAAAGAATTAAGTGATTTAAGGATAAAGTTAGGCGTAGACACTACTAGCGCTATTGAAAAACAATACGATAAGCAAGTACAAAAAATAGACTCATTTGATGCTTATAGATTATTAGCGGCTACAAATAGGGGTGCGGCTGAAACATTTTTAGAAAAGAAACTAGGGCTAACTATGTTGGAAGCTAGAAAAGAATTCCAAAGAAGAGAAGTCGTTTATAGTGATGAAACTAGAAAACAACTAATAAAAAGTAGAGATGATTTATACAAGAAATTACAAGAGTCTAATGATAAAAATGCTCTTCAAGATTTAAGGTCTAAAAATGAATTAAATACTGCTAATGAAAAGCAAAATAAAAAAGATAATACACTAGCAGAAAAAGCGGCTAAAGCAGAAGAGGAAAGACTTAAAAATCTATATGAGTTAAAACTATCAAATGCGGAAAGAGAAAAGGAAGTTTATAAAGATTTACTTGTAGACTTTGATGGTACTTTAAAAAAACAAACTGAACTATCTATGAAGATGGCTGATAGAGAGGTAAAAATAGCAAATATAGTATTTGATGAAAAGAAACGTTTAGCAAAAGGGGATCAAGTATTAATACAAACTGCTGAAAATGATAAAACTACATCTATAGAAAATGCGGCTCAAAATAATATAACTAGAGTTCAGAAAATGTATTCTGATATATTCAAAGCTGCTGAACAAAAATTCCCTAAAACTATATTTGGAGATAAGTTTAAATTAAGCGAAGAGGATAAAAAAAATAATGATGAATCAGTAGCTTATATCAAGAAAAACCTAGATGAGTTACATAGTTATATATCATCATTTAGTAGTGACTTAGGAGAAAGATTAGGTCTTAAGGAAACATTCAATTCATTTATAAAAATAGATGAAAAGGGTAATACTATGTGGGATAGAATAGATAAAAGTGGAGCTAGTAAAAGTGAAAAATTTGCAGCTAGATTTAATATGATAGCTGAATCAGCACAAGAAGCATTTAAAATTATAGATGATGCATCTACTAAAAATTATGAAAATGATTTAAAAAGATTAGATGCTCAAAAAGAAATTTCATTAAAATTTGCAGGAGATAATGAAGCTGCTAAAGCCAAGATTGAAGCTGATTTTGTAAAGAAAAAACATGAACTAGATGTTAAACAGTTTAAAGAAAAACAAAAGATAGCAGTCGTAAATATAGCTATAGATACTGCTCAAGCAGTTATGGCTACATTAGGGACAACAGGATTTTTCGGAAGTCCATTAGCATTAGCAGTTGCGGCTATGGGTGCAGTTGAAGCAGGAATAGTACTTTCACAAAAACCACCTGCGTATGCTGAAGGTACTGATAACCATAATGGAGGACTGATGTTGGTTAACGATGGATCGGGATCTAATTTCCAAGAGAAAGTAATATTGCCAAGTGGTAAAGTAATAATGCCTCAAGGCAGAAATGTATTGATGGATGCTCCAAAAGGTACTAAGGTATTAAACCACGAACAACAATTATTTGAAATGTTACAAAGTAATAATATATCTATGTTGTCACCACAAAATCAAGGAATGACTTCTGAAGAAATGGATGAGATATTAGGAAAACATTTTGGAAATATTAAAACGCAAAACACTATCTTTGACAAGAACGGATTTCAAACTTATGTTAGAAATGGAAATAGCATAACTCGTTCAAATAGTAATCGTTCGCAATCAATTGGAATAAGCGTATAATTATGGCAGGAGAAACTTTTCAATTAAGATTTAGAAACAATGAAGACGTATACCTTAGCATTGATGAGCCTATCAACTTTGCTACGGTAGATTTTCAATTGTCACAAAGAGATAAAGGATATGGTCGTGACGTATCTTTCAACGGAGGAGAAGTTCAGTTTGAATTTGTTAAATATCGTAATCACTATTTAGATAAGTTAATAAGTTACAATAAGATATATGGATTTGAATCAATTGTTGATTTAATAATCACTTCCGGAACTATAACTACAACAGTTGGTGAATTAGATTTTGCCACATCTACTACAGATGATTTAGAGTACTTTAAATGTAAAGTTATTCAAAAGGCAAGTAGACAAATAGTTAAACGAAGAAAATCTATTAAAGTTGATTTATTTAGTAGTAAAGATATAGATGGAAATACTATTACTCCATTAGTTACGCAAAATCTAATATTAACTGGTAAACCTATATATCTTACTTCAAAACTACAACAAGATGAAGTTACTAATGAGCAAGGAGTACATAGTTATGGAAGCGGAAGAACAGATTATAAATTATGGTCAAGAACTCTTGTAGATTCTTCAATACTAGATACTTATAGTCCAACAAATGATGGAAGTTCAAATGGAGTACAAGTTTTAAAAGCGAATACTTTATTACAAAATATTAAAGTACGTATAAACAAGTTTACCTGCACTTATGCTCTTTATAATAGTAGTGGAGGTGGAAATGCAAATGGTTATTTTGCAATAAAATACGGAACTGATTTTGCTAGTGCTACAGAATATAAACTTAGCGATTCTATATTTTCTCTTTATTTTGGAGGAGATTCTAAAACATATACTAGTTCATTTAGTTACGATATAAACTCATTAGCCGCAGGTTCTTATATTTGGATATATCATAGCTTATATATAAATCATTCTGGAGGAGGTTATAGCGCAATAGATGTAGATCAAACTAAAATGACTATTGATATTTCTGCAGAAAGTGTAGTTTCTGATTCAGTTGTATTTTCATTTAGGTTAGTCGATGTAATGAAGCAAGTAATTAAATCAATATCTGGTTTAAATATAGTAGCTCCAAGATTTGACGTAGGAGGCGAATTTTATGATAATAGATTAGTAAATGGTAACTTTTTAAGGAAGATAAATACCATAAAAGATAAAGATAATATTCTAATAAACAAAGCATTTTTAATATCATTAGATGATTTAGAAAAGTCATTAGTAGAACTAAATGCAGATTGGGAAATAGATAAAAATGGAGATATATTCTTTGGAATTGAAGATGATTTCTATAAAGATACTCAAATTGCACAATTTACAAATACTCAGTTTTCTTCATTTGCTAAGTCATTTAATCCAAGATTTCAAATTAATGAATTTAATTATGGATATAAAAAGTTTCAATCATTAAAAGAGAATGAAGTCTTAAACACTTCTGATGTTATTCACGGAGAGTCTAGGTGGGTATTAGCCAATAAAATGGTAGAGAATAAAAAAGAAATCTCAATAGAATGGACAAGAGATGCATTCTCTATAGAAAGTAATAGAATAAAAGCTATAGAGCAGACAAGTAATACTTCATCTCAAGAAGATGATAGTCTTTTTATAATAGACTCTAAAGATACTATAGCTACTTATATATATGGCTCATCTATTTTTAATCATTATTACAATGGCGGAACTGAATATTTGGAATTAGGAGGTACTTTAAATTTTACTTTACTACCTTTTAATGTCGGAGATTTCTTTAAGATAACATCAACTCTAAATTATGGTACTTATACGGTTAGAGGCATTTCGGCTTCAAAATTAGAAATAGAAAGACAAAGTGATTTAATTACAAGTCCAAGTACATATACAGTATATGAATATAATAGTACTAGCTTTTCTGGAAATGCTACTTATAAATTTACAAATACTGGAATAGATAAATCTTTAAGGATAACTCATTTTGTTCCAACTCCACTTTCATATGTAGGAGATATAGTTAAGATTACTACCGGAATAGAATTAGGGAATTATGAAGTAGTAGGAATAAATCCAACTGCATATTATTTAGATTTAAAGAGAACTAGTGATAACTCTATAATAACTGGAGTAGGAACAAATTATACTTACCAATTAAATCCATCTGTAAATCCATATAGCTCTTATACTGATGCAGGATTTACTAATATAGATAGATTAGTTGCAAGTAATAAGTATGCAAATTTAAGGTATTCAATTAGAAGAAATATAGAAAAGTATTGGAAAAAATATATAGCTACTTGTAATTTATATCATTCAAGTAAGAATGTAGTTAATTCTTGGTATAAAGAAAATAAATATTTTACCGGAACTTATGATGGATTAACTCTAGTTGAAAATCAAGATATAAATACATCGACTACATCTCCATTATTAACTCCATTTATGTATGATAATGTTATATTTTCAAATGTTGAATTTATTGATTTTATAAATATACAAAATAGTTTGAGATATGATAGAGGTTATATTTTAACTAAAGATAATAATGGAAATCCATTAAAATTATATCCTACACAGATGAAGTACGAGAATTTGATGAAAGAATTAACAATAAAAGGAGAAGAAAAATTTACATAATATGAATATACCTGCAATTAAATTATACTCAACAAAATCAGATGCTTTCTATTTTAAAGATAGTCAAATAAATAATTTCTATGAGTTTGGAGGAATACAACTTATTCCAAATACTACTTATACTCAAAAATCAGATTCTATTGAATTATCAAATTCATATTCTATTTCTGTATTAAATGCTTATGATGATAGTGTTTTAGGAAAATTACAATATTCTATATCTTCTACTAATAGTAGTAGTAATTTATTAGCTTTTGCTAATAGTACATCTGTATATGCTAACAATGATATTCAAAGAGTAGATACATATTACGCTAGTAATGAATATTGGTCGATAACTCCTACACAAGATTTTGGATCTAATTTAATATACCTTAGATTTGAGATAAACCAATTAGTATTAGATACTATAAAAGCATTTAAAAATAGAGTTTCTGCAGCTAGTGGAACTTTTGAAGATACTGCATATTTATCAATTGAATTAAGTTATTTAAGTAGTGGTGACTTAACTTATTACTATACTAATCCATTTTATATAACTGCAAATGATGAAGATAGTGTAACTAGTTTTTCATATAAAGATTTATCAACTGAAAACCTTCAGACTCTAGGATTAAAAGTATGGTTTAGACAGAAATCAAGACAAACTGAATTGACTACATATTATGAATCATCAACTAGGAATACTGTAACTCAAGCAATTAAGTCACATAACTTAGAAATATATGATTCAGAATATATGAGTATTGATGATTTAATTTTAACTTCTCAAGTATTAGAGAGTCCATATTTATATATTGGCAGTACAAGATATGCTTTATTCGAAGCAGTTAAAATACCCGAACTAACACAACAAGAGAACTTTGCAAAGATAAAATTCACTTTAGCACCTAATAATTAACACGAAAATTTCGTAACTTTACAAAAATAAATAATATGGCATTAAATATAGATTTTGGTAGTGGAATTAATACCGCAACTGGAGATACAATATACGCAGCATTTGTAAAATTAAATAGTTTATTTTCTACAACTAGTAAAGATTCAAATGGCGATTTAAACATTAATGGAATAACTGTAGGCAAAGGTAAAGGATCTATTACTTTTTGTTCGGCTATTGGATATAATACTTTATCTGCAAATACTACTGGAGACGCAAATACTGCAGTCGGAGCAAGTAGTCTTGCTTTTAATACAACTGGTTCTTCTAATACCGCTATTGGTCTTGGAGCTTTATATAACAATACAACTACTTCTAATAATACTGCAATCGGTCGAGATGCTATTTCTTCAAATACCGCTTTCTCAAATTGTACAGGACTTGGTTATGCTACAGTTGTAAATGCATCAAATGAAGTTCAATTAGGAAATTCTGCTACAACTACTTATGTTTACGGAACAGTTGGAAATAGATCCGATTTAAGAGATAAGGCTGAAGTTAGAGATACTATTTTAGGTCTTGATTTTATATCTAAATTACGTCCAGTTGATTATAAATGGGATATGCGAGATGATTATAGGTCTAAAGATACATCTGATATTGAAAAGATAGATGATTTAAAACACGATGGAACACACACTCGTTCAAGATTTCATCACGGAGTAATTGCTCAAGAAGTTGAGGCTATTATAAAAGAAAGTGGAGTTGATTTTGGAGGATTTCAAGACCATAAAATTGCAGGCGGAAATGATGTATTATCTATTGGATATGATGAGTTTATTGCGCCAATGATTAAAGCTATTCAAGAGTTAAAAGCTGAAATAGAAATCTTAAAAGCTAAATAATGGCAAAGGTAAAAGAAGAGTCTAAAAAAGATAAGATAAAAGTAAGTAGAAAAGGTGTGCATTCTAAGACAAAAATGTCATCTTTAAAGACTTCAAAGAATTATACTAAAAAATATAAAGGACAAGGATAATGGCAGATTTTCCAAATATAGAACATAAAAAAGGAGATACTTTTAAGGAGATAAATTTTACTTATAAGTTAAATGGAGTTGCTCAAAACTTGACTGGAGCTGTTATTCGTATGCAGTTAAGAAAGGATAAAGATGGAGTATCTTATTTAGCATTAACTTCAGTAAGTAGTGCAGGAATAACTATTATAAATCCAACTAGTGGAACTTTCAAAATAAATACTCAAGTTATAGATATTGCTGCAGGAAACTATGTTTACGATATGGAGTTTAATATTGGTGGTGTAATTGAAACGTTAATCGAAGGAGATTTTATTATAACTAATGACGTAACACGATAATGGCAGATATAAAAAACATAGATGTAGTACAAACTATTTCATCGGTAAATTTTACAGTACAACCAAATACAAACGTTATTAATATTAATAAAATAGTTAGTGGTAGTACTGGAGGTTCTCAAAACCTTCAACAAGTTACTGATATTGGGAATAGTACTACTAACTCAATTACTGCTAATTCATTCATTAAAAATGGAGGTACTTCTGCTCAATTTTTACTAGCTGATGGTAGCGTTAGTACAGGAGTTGTAACGACAGTAAGTGCAATTAGTCCGATAACATCAACAGGAGGAACAACTCCTTCTATTAGCACTTCAATGTCAACTAATAAGTTAATTGGTAGATACACTACAGGTACAGGAGTAATGCAAGAGGTGACTGTAGGAACAGGTTTAAATTTAACAAGCGGAGGTATTCTTAATAATACGGCTACGCCAACTCCATTAGGTTATTACGGGGCATTTCAAGATAACACTATACAAACTGCTGCAGCAATTAATACGCCTTACGCAATGAAACTTGGTATAACTGATATATCTAATCAAGTTAGCGTTGTTAGTGACGGAGTAAATTTAACAAGGATTACAATTACAAATACAGGAATATATAATATTCAATTTTCAGCTCAGTTTGATAGAACAAATTCCGGTACGGATTCAATTGATATATGGTTAAGAAAGAATGGAACTGATATTCCGGGTAGCGGAGGTAGAATAGTAATAACGGGAAGTGCTGTGCAATCGCCAATTATTGCAGCTTGGAATTATGTTCTTGATGTAACAGAAGGAGATTATTATCAACTAATGTGGGCAACGCCGGATACTCATGTTAGATTATTAACAGAAGTCGCTCAAACAACACCTTTTGCTCATCCAATAATACCGTCAGTAATTCTTACAGTTACTCAACAGTCAGGTATAATGGCAGGAACAGGTGTAACTGCAATTAACAGTTTAACAGGTTCTACGCAAACATTAACTACAGGTACAACAGGTACAGATTTTGCAATAGTTGATTCAGGAAGTGACCATAAGTTTAATCTACCTGATGCTAGTGCAACAGCAAGAGGAGTTATTACAACAGATACGCAAACTATAGCAGGAAGTAAGACGTTTTCTAACCAAACAGTTATTGGAAGTGGTGTATTAGGAAATGTTACATTTGGTTCTTTACCAACTGCAATAATAGGTGACCCAACTGGAGGTGTTCTTGATATAAGGAATAGTAATACAAATGTAAATACAGGAAATACAGTAGGAAACATTCAATTTACTTCAACAGATGATTCTGGTACTGGCGGATATGTAAATTCCTCTATAAAAACTGTTGTAACAAGTAATCCTGGCGCAGGTTCAGCAGGAACATCTGAAATTATATTCTCAACAAATAGTGGTTCTATTGGAACTTCCCCAACTGAAAAGATAAGAATAAAAAATACAGGTTTACAAATAGCAAATGAAACATCATCAACAATAGCTAGTTTTGATGCTGATAAGGTTGTAAAGAGTTTATCTACCGCAACATATCCATCATTGACAGAACTTGCTTTATTAAAAGGAGTGAATGGTTCATCCGTACAAACACAGTTAGATAGTAAGCAACCTACATTAAATTTTGTACCCGGATTGCACGCTCTTATTCCTGTAGTAACAGGAGTATCTAAATCATACTCACTAGCTGTAAATGGAACTAATCTTGCTACGATTGCAGGAACTGCAAATACACTAAAGGCTCTTTTATTTTTACCTGCAAGAACAATAACTAGTGTTTCTTTACAAATAAATATTACTGTAGGGGTTGCAACTGCTTTAGCTAGAATATTAATATATTCTGATTTAAATGGATTACCAAATACTAAATTATATGAAAGTGCAGATTTAGATTGTTCAACATTAGGTCTTAAAACCGCTACTACTGCATTTACATTTGTAGCTGGTACTTCTTATTGGATATGTGTACATAATGGAGCTCTTTTACCAACTTATAATGCTTATACTGCTGCTAGTTTACCATCATTATTTTTTAGTGCTACTCCTCAAAATATGTCGTCTTATTTATTAGCAGTAGCGCTAGGATCTGCTCCAACTACATTTGGAACACCAACAAATAGTAGTAGCACAACACCTTATGTAAGTATAGTAGTTTAAAATTAAAAATATATGACACAAATTAGAAATGAAATTTATGACGATAATGGACTTGTAGAAGTTCAATATATAGAAGTCGAAGATAGTGAGCAAACTCAAGAAGAGTTAATATCTGAAAAGGAAGATGAGTTATTAAAATTATATGAAGAAATTAAGCAGTTAAAAGAAAATAAAATATGAGTTTACTAACCAAAGCATCGCTAATTTTTACTCCAAATGCTTATAAAGTAAGTACTGCTTATTCAGTTATTCCATCTGATGGCTCTGGAGATTTAGTATGCGCTAGAAGTAGTACTGCTACTAGGGTAAATTCTAGCGGAGTAGTTGAAACTTTAGCTAGTAATATACCTAGACTTAGTTACGGTAAAAGTTTAACAGATCCAAGTTGGCTACTAGAACCACAAAGAACAAATGTATTACTAAATAGTGCTACGTTATCTACTCAAAGTGTAACTACTACTGCAACAACTTATACGTTATCATTTTACGGTACTGGAACAATTACTTTAAGTGGTGCATATTCAGCAACATTAGTTGGAACTGGAACATCAAGTAGAGTTATATTAACATTCTTAAGTACTGCGGCTTCATTAACATTAACAGTTAGTGGATCTTGTACAAATGCACAATTAGAAGTTGGAGTATATGAAACAAGTTATATGCCTACAACAGGATCTACATTTACAAGAATAAAAGATGTTTTCTCTAATTCTAGTATGCAGAACTTAATAGGTCAAACTGAAGGAGTATTTTATTTAGAGATTGCTAACATTTTTTCAGAAGGAGTAACACATTATTGGGGAATTAGTGATGGAACAATAAATAATAGATTTGGTATTGGATATAATACCGGTAACAATATTGCTCCTACTTGTACAGTAGCAGGCTCTTCAGTTACATTAAATTTAACATATGCTACAATAGATAGTACTCAATTTATAAAAGTAGCTATTAGATATAAAGTAAACGATATATCTCTTTGGGTAAATGGAACTAAAATTGGTAATACAGTTACAACTAGTACACTTTCTTGGTCAAATCCATTAAGTAGGTTAGGTAGTGATAATTATAATGTTAGTTCATCAACATTTTATGGAAGAAATAAAGGAGTACAATTATATAAAACATATTTATCAGATGCTGAAATGGCATTATTAACAAGTTATTAAAATGAAAACACTATCAGCACTTATAATCGCTATCACATTATTCTTATTACCAATATCCGGACTACTTCTAACGATGATAGCTTTTGTATTGCTAGATACAATCATTGGTATTTATGTTTCAATTAAATTAGATGGATGGAATAGTTTTAAATCCACTAAATTCTTTAACTTAGTTGTAAAATCATTCTTTTACTTAACCACTATTATTATGGCTTATTTCTTAGATAAGTATATGTTAGATGGATCATTTATGGGAATAAAATTATTACTATCTAAGGCTATGACTGCAGTATGGATTTTTAACGAGGTAAATTCTTGTGATGAAAATTCAATAAAGCTAGGAAATAAAAGTGTTTGGGTTTTATCAAGAGATTTAATAAGTAAATTAAAAACATTAAAGAAAGATTTAAACGAATTAAAAGAATAATGAAATTAGATATAAACGGAGTAAATTTATTAGCAGAATTAGAAGGATTAAAACTAAAAGCATATAAGTGTCCTGCAGGGATTTGGACTATAGGATTGGGTAATACATTTTATGCCGATGGATCTAAAGTAAAAGAAGGTGATGTAGTCACAAAAGACCAAGCTTACTATTTATTTCATTTAATAGCCGCAAAATTTGAAGAAACAATTAATAATAATCTTAAGAAACCTATCACTCAAAATCAATTCAATTCTCTATTTTGTTTTTGTTATAATGTAGGTCAAGATGCATTTGTAAAATCTACTCTTTTAAAATTGGTTAATATAAATCCAAAAGATGCTATGATAGCAAAAGAATTTCTTAAATGGAGTAAAATTAATAAAGTAGAGTCAATAGGCTTAGTTAATAGAAGGATGAAAGAGTCTGCATTATACTTTACTAAAATGCTTTTAATTGCACTTATGTTAACATCTTGTGGCACTAGAAAAGTACAAAAATCAGATAAAACTGAAGATTTAAAACAAAATGTAGAGATAAAAGTCAATAATGATATAAAAAAATCAACAGATATAATCACTAATATAGCAGATAGTTCTGAAACTACAGTAATTGAAGTTGTCGATAATACAAAACCAATGGTTATAAACGGAATAAGCTATAAAAACGCTCGTTTAAGACACGTTAAGAATAAAATAAGCAAGAACACTACATCTAAAGAAATAAGCGTTAATAAAGGCTCTACAGAGGTTAAGAAAGAAGTTAAGCAAGTTAAGCAAGAAGCAAAAAAAGCAATAGAAAAAACCACTAATCCATTAATATTCATTGGAATAATATTAGTTATTGCTTTTATCTTTATCTTTGGGAAAAAATTAGTATGATAAAAAACGAAGAAAGAAGGTATCGATTCAATCATCGGATAGCTAAAAAGATCGGAGTAAATATAAATAAGAGCGGAAGATATAGGTTATCCTATGAGCAAGAGAATAAATATTTCAACATTGTTCAAAACCAAGAAGGAATAAAGCGATTGTTTTTTGATATCGAAACTTCTCCTAATATAGGATACTTTTGGAGAGCAGGGTATAAACTAAATATATCTCCGGAGAATATTATACAAGAACGCAAAATTATATGTATATCCTACAAGTGGGAGCATAAAGATAAAATCCATAGACTTACTTGGGATAAAGATATGTGTGATAAGAAAATGCTTGAAGATTTTATTGCTGTTGCAAATCAAGCAGATGAGATGGTAGCTCATAATGGTGATAGATTTGATATCAAATGGATACGTACTAGATGTATATTCCATAGAGTTCCTATGTTCCCAGCTTACAAAACATTAGATACCCTAAAAAAGGCTAAGAGTGGATTTTACTTCAATTCCAATAAACTAGATTATATAGCTCAATTCTTAGGAGTTGGTGCAAAAGTTCAGCATAGTGGATTTGATATGTGGAAGCAAGTATTACAGAATGACTTAGTAGCGTTAGAAGAGATGGGTAACTATTGTGATGGAGATATAGTAGTATTAGAAGATGTTTACCTAGCCATGGAGAACTATATTAAGCCAAATACTCATAGTGGGGTTATAAATGGTAACCTTAAATACAGTTGCCCAGTATGCTCAAGTGAGAACGCAATATTGCTTAAAAACAATGTGACTCCTGCAGGAACGATTAAAAGATTAATGGAATGCCAAGATTGCAACCAAGTTCACGAAATAAGCAATTCATCATATAAGCTTCATTTAGAAATGAAGGATAAATTCTTGTAGGGCAAAACTATTTATAGACTTGAGCCGCTTCGTAGTATGCGAGTCGAACGTAATTACTACCAAAAAAACCCCACTAGCTTTATTGTTAATGGGGTTTTTAAATAATTGGTAGTTAACGGTGATAATCACCGCAATTGAGATGATTTTTGTAATTCTCTTTCTTTACATTGTGCTAATAATTCTTTAGCTCTTTGTTTTTGTTCTGCAGCATACTCCCAAATTGAGAGTCTTTTCTCTACTGTGTGTTTGCTATAAGCCATTCTTTTCTTAATTTTTTTATGAAATATTTTACTTCGTTTTCTAATACTGCAGGAACTCTAACTTGTATAATCTTGAAGTCATAATCTAGTTTTTTTCGACCTGCTCCTTCTCTAAAACCACCTTTTGTGTTACTCATTTTCTATTAAATTATAAATGTATTGTAATGTGTCTACTTCTCTTTGTTGCGATTCAACGCATTTCTTTTGTCCTTCTTGGTCTAATTTCCAATATACACTTGGATTTAAATCTCTTTTAGCTACTTCTAACATAGCTCCGACTTTATATAATGCTTGCTCTCTCATTTTCTAAGTGTTCTCTAACTTTTTTAACCATAAGTTCTAATACCTCTAATCCTTCTAAAGTCTTAAAGTAAATAATTGTAGCAGGCTCTTCTTCAAAAGACACGCCAATAAGGTCAGCACCTACTTTGTCTACTCTGTTTTTATTGTTAACAGAAATAAATGGAGTTTCAGTATCTCTACTTTTTCCAAACCCAAATGCAATTTTACCTATTCCGGAGACATAGGATTTATTAATTATAATCTTGCTCATAATCTATCCAAATTTTGGCTTTAAAGCCGTTATTAATTAATTCTTGTATTCTAAATTTTTGTATTGAAGATAAGACTCCTTTTGGTCTTTTAACTTCTATAAACATTGTTTCTCCATTTTTTAAAGCCATCAAATCGGGAATACCATTTACTGATGTCTTAATCAGCTTTATGACAAACCATCCATCTGCCTCTAACTTTTTCTTAATCTTCGTCTGAATCCCACTCTCTAACATATAATTTTGTTTTTCCATAATAATCCATCTCAATTTCTATTAATCTACCATCATTATATCGAAACATATAAATCCAATGTGACCTATACATACCTCCTACAAATTGAGATGGAATTGAACTATTAACTCTTAACCCCACATATTTTATTTCGTTTCCGCCATTGGTGTATTGGATTCTACCATCTAAGAATAATTTAATCTTTCTAAACTCTATGCTTTCTGTTTCCATTTGACAAATATAATACTTTAATTTGAATTAACTACTACGAAAATTGGATAAAGTATAATTTTTTTTATTCTGTACAGATTTATAAATATTATCCTCTATACCTCCTTTTGAAAATATCCAATAAATATCATTAGTATTTCTATCCATTGTAGTTAGTCTATCTCTTGATTGCCAATAACTTGTAGCGCTAAAATCAATATTATAATAAACCAAATACTTTGCACTTTTTAGACTAATTCCTTCTCTTCCGGATATTATTTGTAGCGCAATACACTTAGAAGTATTATTAAATTCATCGAGATCCTCTGTTAAATCACTTCCGTAAACAGATTTTAGAGCATTTAATTCCTCTTTGAACTTGTAGAATATCGCTATTTTTTCAAATCTGAATCGCTCCTCTATATATTTTGCTTTTGAATAATCTAACACCATCGAAGTTCCATCTTCAAATTTGCAAGTTCCGCTACACAATTGATGAATTTTCTGCATCAGTTTTACCCCGGTATCTCCTAGAATTAATCCAGTACTGCCTTGGACTATTTTATCCTTTTTAAGTTTTCTTATAATATCGTGAGTCCTAGACTCCATATCGCAATATAAGATATGCTCGTTAACTTGAGATGTAAACCCAGCTTCAGCTTGAGTAAAACTTATGATATAAGGTTGTACTATTTCTAGTATTTTATCCTTAATTCCATTCTTATATATTTTGACTTTAGCATACCCTAGGTTTTGCTCAAAAACATTTACATAATCATTTGCCCATTTGTAGAAACTAGCATATTGTTTGAATGGACTTCTATCTGATATTTGTAATTGATGAAACCATTGAGAATAAGACTCTGGAGTAGCAGTACCGGATAAGAATACGATGGGTAGCTTTGAGAACCTTTTCTTTACATCTTTTTGGTATTTAGAAGCCTTAGGGAATGCAGAAAAACCGTGAGCCTCATCTAATATCACAAAATCAAAATCATTGTCTGTAATCGTATGTAATGACTCCTTATTGATAATAGTTAAGTCATATAGATATCCAATTGCATCGTAATCATTTCTTATGGACTTAAATGCTTTAATTTTAGTTATAAATATAACTTTTTTAGCTCCAAATTTATATGCGGTTTCAAGTGCGGTAATTGTTTTACCAGTTCTAACCTCCATCGATAAATAGACTAATCCTTTGTCTTTTAATAATTGGGCTGCCTCAGAGGATATTCGTTGTTGATAATCACGTAGTTCCATATTTAATGAAGTAGTTCGTCCAAGTTAATATTATGCTCTGTAAATATCTCTGATATTTTAGCACCCATTATTTCAATTCCATCCAAAATATCTCCTTTATCCTCATCAAATTGCTTTCTACATTTTCTACTTAAATGTGATATATCAAATAAAGCGCAAGCCATATTTATAGATTGAGAGGCTCTGTTAAATTCTATTTGGTCGGTGGGTAAATCAAATTCTAATAATGCTTTCATATATTTTATTTTCTACTATTGGATTTTCTAGCATTTCTGAATTTTTGGTTTAACATCATTTGTTCTTTATTTACTAAATAATAAGCCTTATGATATTCAGCTTGACAACTTTTACAATCTCCTCTTTTTACAAATGTAGCAGTAATACTATACATATCTAATGTTTTAGATTCTCCACACTTAGTACAAATTTTCATAATATATTTCCATTACTTGTTAATATTCCAAATTTTCTATCTGTAACTACAGAGCCATTACTAAATAAAGTTTTAGAGTTACACATAGTACGTAAACCCGTATTTATAATATCACCACAATTATGTATATGACCAAATAAATGATAAGTTGGTTCTAGTTCTTTTACTCTATTGAAAAGAGATTTATCACCACAAAACTCAAGTTTTCCTTCTCTATTTTCAGATAAATCTAGTATTCCTTTTGGCGCACCATGAGTAACTATTATATCACAAGGTTTATAAATAGCATTTTTCCATAATCTATGCAACTTATTTCTATCCTTATTAAATGCCCAGTTGTTAAATGTAGGAGTGTAAGGAGATCCAAATATAGTTATATTTTCAATATCTACATATTCATTTTCTAAGTATATAATATCTTCAAAATCTTCTTTTCTAACTATACCTTTTTCAATACTGGTATCGTGATTTCCAGCTACATATATTTTATGTTTAATCGATAAAGACTTATACCATCTAATAAATTCCTTAACTTCTAGTTCATTTGTATACGGATCTCTTGAATTACTACAATCTCCAGAGTGTATTACCATATCTATTCCAAATGGAATTTTTAATAAATCGTGATATCCGTGAGTATCTGAAATGTGCCATATTTTCATTTCTCTAATTCTTTAATTAATTTCTTTAATAGTTTAAACTCTAAATATCCAATACTTATATTTGTATCTGTATAATTATGTATATTGATATCGTACCCTTCTCCATTTGTCCATTCTGTAACTTCTATATAAGAATGCTCTTTTGCACTACAATCAAATTCTTTTAAATTGGAGAATATTGCCTTCCTTTTATTTATTTCAAATTTCATAACTTATTTCTTTTTAAATTGTTCAATGATTGAATTTTCAGAATGTGTCTCTTCTAATCCGTAAGTACAAATTTCAGTTAATCCTGATAAATCAATAAAATCCCCAATTTCTTTATCTAAAGTACATAACCTCGCTAATTGAATTGCTTTTCTCATATCTTCCTCGCTATAGCTTCTTTCTTGTTGCCATTTAGCGCCTGCTATAAAAGATTTAACACCACTTGCGGCATTTTCTCCATCATATTTTTTAGCAACTTCTTCAACTGTTTGTTTTTTCATAACTTATTTCTTTTTAATTGAAAATATTAAATATATTATTGCTATTAAATATATTATTGTTTGTAAATACAATATTAATTTAATTATTTTATCATCATTCATAACTTATTTATTTTTATGTTGTATCATCCAGCCTTCAAAAGTATGATGTTCCGCTCTCCATTCAAAAGCTTTTCTCATGTCTTCCTCGCTATAGCTTCTTTCTTGTTGAGAAAACAAACTCGGTAATATTTCATCAACTAATGTTTCAACATCAATTGAGTTGCCTTTATTGTAACCCCACTTTGATAGTTCTTTTCTAAAATCCATAACTTATTTCTTTTTAAATTTTTTAGCTAAAATTCTATTAAATTCATTTTCTAATTCATCATCTGATAAATCATTTCTTTTGTAAAACCCAAAAGCCCAATTTGCAATGTTTTTAACTTCTTCCTCGCTATAACTATTCTTTTGTTGCCATTTAGCACCATTTATAAAATCTAATTTATTAACAGCTGAAGGATATTCATCCTCATAAACTAAACCTGTTATATTTTCCCAATAATATGAATATTTTTCAGCAGCTTCTTCAAGTGTTTCTTGCTCTACTTCGCAATCACAATTGATAGTATGCCCACAATAACATTTTATCATAACTTATTTCTTTTAACTGCAATTAATATCAAAATTTCTTTCTTTTTTCCATTCAATTTCTTCTTCGCTACAATTTTTTTCTTGTTTAGGTTTTTGCAATTTTAACGTAACATTTTTGTAATATTCTGTAAACTCTTTAATTAATTCTTGGAATGGTAGTTTTTCTAAGTTTGTTTTACCTTTCTCATAAAAATCAATAAACTCATATGCAGAGGATCTATTTTCTAATATCTCTTCTTTTGGAATTACTCTTACTTCGTGTTTAAAAGATTCTTCATACATTGCTAATTCTTCATCTTGTTCTATCATATTTATTAGATTTTGTTTAGGTGATTCTTTTGGAATAATAATTTTGTAATCATTATAAATGATACCAGTTGTCCCATCCGAAAATACACCCATTTTACCTTTATTTATAACTTCAACCTCCTCACAACTTGGATGAGCTACGAACCACTCTAAGAAATCATCATCAATAGCTTGTACACCATCTTTAATTAAGTCTTGGTCTGTTGATAAAATAACTTTTTTAAATATATCATTTCTTTTATTATAATAATCCAATCCTTCTTTATCGACTTTTTTAAAATAATATCTTTGAATGTTTAATCTGTAATCTCCTACTTTAATTTCTTCATTAGAAGTTATATAGATGTTTCTACTTCTTTTATAGTCGAAACCTAATTCAGTATGTAAATGTAAATCACCTGATAATTCAAATAACCTACTTGGTTTATCCGCTGCTATTATGTGTATATTCTTCATAATTCCTATCTATTAAATCTATCTACAATATAATCTATAAATCTCTCAAAACACTTTAAAAATCCAATTACTGCGAAAAAATATACTGCTATAACCATAACTTAACTATTTTTCTTAATACTTTATTTACACTCTCTTTATTTACTCCCCTTGCCAAATAGAAGTCTATTACTTTTCTTATTCTAGTTATTGGCTTAAAATGTTGCTTCTTACTCATTAGTCTAAGAGTATTAAATAGGCTTTTGGATTAGTTTTTCTAAACCAAGTTAAACCTTTGTTAAATTCATTTACAATTTTCTTGCTACGTAGTCCATTAGATATAAGTCTATCACATCCAATTATAAAATCATACATACTCAACTCATAACAATTTAAAGTACAAGTTTCTCCACTAAACTCATTTGTAACTTCAGCTCCTTGGCTATATACTTTACCATCGAACCATTTTGGCATAATTTCTATCATATTTTACTCCAATTTATTTTTGCGATTATGTAATACATACCATCCATTTTAGATGGCACTTTAGACACTATTTCAGTTATAGTATACTTTGACTTTAATCCACAAGTTATAGTATCTCCTTCAACTATATTTGAAGCTACAGGAATAACAAAACTAATTTCTTTTCTCTTTTTAGGATTAAGATCCCATAACATTAAATGGCAATCTTTTAGGTTATTGTAATTTGTCATAATTTATTTATTTGTCTTAAGTTTTTTCCGTATTCTTTGTATTTTATTTCAGCCTCTGTAATTGCATTATTTAGCATTGATATATATTTCATTCCATATTCTAAATCCTTATCAGAAAAATAACCATCCAAATAAGCTCCTATATATTTATCTTTTGCGGTCATAATTTCTCTATTTCTCTTTTAACTTCTTTCCAATATTTTACTTTTGGATTTATATAAAAATCTCCATTCATATCGCATAGTTCAAAATCAATATTTTCTATTATCTCATCAACTGCTATTAATGCACATTGTTTAGCTAATGTTTTATGAAGCCAATTTGAACTACCCTTTTCTTGAAGCCTTAAATATCTTAATACTAATTCTTCTGCTTTTTCTTTTGGTGTCATAATCCTTTTTCTTCTTTATATATTTCTAATAAATCTTTAAATACGTTATTTGTGAAATTAAGTTTAAAATTAATATCTAACCATTCTGCAAATCCTACAGCAAATTCATCTGCTAATTCTGTGGATTTTTGGGCTTGATACCAAGGTCTATTTAAAGTTGGAGTTGCAGTATCTAATTGCTTTTTAAACTTTTCTTTTAGTTTCATAATCCTTTTTTATAGATTTCTAATAGTTCTTTCATTGTAAAACTTCTAATTTGCTCCTCTAATAATGAATCTAAATATTCACCAAATCCAATAGCAAATTCATCAGTTATTTTTATACATTCATTACTATTTTCTTCTTTTAAAACTTTCATTTGTTCCCTATTTTCTGAAAATGGATATACTATTACTTTATCAAATGTTTCTTTTAACGTCATATTATTTATCTTTTACAAATTGACCATTAACCATTTTTCCAGTTCTCATTGAAATAACATTATAAGCTGATTGCAGACAAGATTCTAAACTTAATCCTTGCATTTCTGCTTGAATAATTATAGTTACAAGTATATCGCCTAAAGCGTCAATTATTTCTTCTCTGTCATTAGTAGCTATAGCAGTTTGAAGTTCATATACTTCTTCTATTGTTTTTAAGCATTGTGCCATAGGAGTTGCTTTTTCAAGTATTCCTTTTTCTTTTGCCCAATTGATTACTAAATTTTCTAGCTCTATGTAATTTTTCATTTGTTTTTAATTGCGTCTACGACTTGATTTAAAGCGATTGCCATTTGTTCATATTGTTGTAATTGTGTTGCCGCTAATTGCAGATTAACAATCATTTGGTTTAATCCATCAGTACTTAGAATTAACCTAGTTTCATCCAATGCTTTCTTTTGTTGGATTTCACTTTTAGAATTAAATGAATACTCTGGCTTATAAGTAAGTAGTATAATTTCTATTAGTGGTTTTAATTCTGTAGCTCCATTTTCTATAGAAAAACTTAAATTTGTTCTTAGCGATGCTAATTGTTTCATTTTTTTCCTATTTTAAGATTTGTATTTTTTCTTCATCAATCATAAACCATTTCATTCCATTGCTATTACCATCACTGTATTCTAAGAGTAGTAATTGTCTTTTTCATTTGTTTTATATTTTTGGTAAATGTAATACTTTTATTTTGTTAAACAATACTTTTATTTAAAATATTTCATCATCTTCAATTTTTTCTTCATCAATCATAAACCATTTCATTCCATTGCTATTACCATCACTGTATTTCAAGTCTTTAAATTGACAATATTTCTGTATGAACATTTGAAATCGTTTATGAGTTAATCTAAATTGGGCGAAATCGGGATAATCTCTTTTAAAATTATCTAAATAAACCTGCTTGTCAAGTCTAATTCCTACTGGTAAATTCTCACTATCCATTGACCATTCGTTAAACTCGGGAGATGTACTTGCGATAAATCTACGGATATGAGTATTCTTACTGTTTTGAGCTATAAGTCCAAATGTAAAATACTCTTGTAAACATTCAATCATATAGTTATCAAACTTATGGAAATCAGATAATTCCCAATCATCAAAAAGTTGTCTACCAAAATCCTTCTCCGGAGTTAAATTCTTACCATAATATTGAGCTATCTCTAATTCGTGCCTTCTGCGATCCTGTGAGTGACCATCTCCTTTTATTGCGTAATTAGTAGAGATGATAACCTTTGGAGATTCGTGTACATTTAATTTGATAGCATCCTTATTTTTCTTCTCTAAGGTAATTCCTTCTGTAATTAAACTGAAATTATTCTCAAAATCAAAACCTTTCTTAACGTCATCAAATACCAATACTTTAGTTTCTAATGAAATGGTCTGATAAGCGAATGACTTTTTGTTATCATACTGTTTACCATCTATAATATCTGTTCTTCTTATCTGACCAATTCCCTGCACAAATAATCCTTTTCCAGTTCCTCCTTCGGGAGACTCAGATATAATCTCATCATTGAGTATTACAGCCTTATTTTGGGAACGATTTTTATAATTTAATAGTAAGTAACCTATCGTACATTTCATTGCCGTAGGGTCGTTGTGAGATACATTCTCGATGAACTTTTGATAGTCATTATCAGTTGTCTTTGTTTTCTTCCACTCACGATCCAATATCTGACTTTCCCATATGTATTCATCCATCTCAAAATACTCCTTAAGCTCAACTGCGGTTTGAGTTACCTTTAAAACTCCATTGGAGAATGGAATATAGCTATAGTCTTTTGAGTCCTTAAGCATCAGTAAATCAATTGTTTCTAACATTATTAAATACTGCTCTGTAAATAGATTATGATAGGTAGAACAGTAGTTAAATACGTCAATGTGCTTTCTTTCAAGCAGATACGTTAGAACAAAATCCTTAATCCTGGAAATAGATGACTCTTTTACCTTGTTTTCTTTTATAAATACAAACATCGGCTTATCACTTCCATTTGGATAATGTTTGGCAAATCCCTTTTCCTCTAGGAATAATTTATATTTTAGGGAGTCAATTTTAACATTATCCTTCTTATCTAAAAACCAAAAGTTATCGTTCTCACTTACCTCTTTTAAATCATCAAATGTACTCTCATCGATATTGTGTATTTTCATTACTTCAGTTTTACCTCGATGTAAGTCTAATTTAATTCTATCAATTTTCTGATAATCCTCAAAGTATTTTGAGTCATATTGTCTTTTACGGTAGGCAGATTTGATAGTATTTTTTGCTTCTTGGTCTGTAAAGTCACCAATGATAACATTATTAATGATATAGTTTTCAGCAGTATATTGAGTTATTCCATACTCACAAAATGCTCCGGCAATATCAAATATAAATGCATTTCGCTCACCATCGTGAAATCCTTTACCCCAATTAAATTTCATTATTTTATCAATAATCTTATCCTCATCTCCAATTGGAACTAATGGAACTCGCTCCGTAATACTAAAACCTTCATCAATTAATTTAGCATCAAACATTTCAGCTTCATAATTAACGTAAATATTCGGGTCATAAGACTCAAAACAAACTCTATCTACATTTGAGTTGGCTATATCAAAATAATCAAAGTCAAATTTCTTTTGAAATGCTTTGAAGTATTTAGGGTGACTATCTTTATCAGCTACTGGGATTTTTACTACTCCTTTTATACCATTTCCACTAGGACTTATAAACAAAAGTACAAAGTGTGGATTTTGCTTCAATAATTTAAAATGTTCGTTAATTGATGCATTATCGGGATATTTGTCGTAATCTACAACCATTAGTCCCGAATGAGATACCAATCCATTGGAGTTTCGCTCTGAAAATTCACCTGCAAATAAAATGCAAGGGAGTTGTTTTTTTAAATCTTCTCCTTTTCTAATACGTTCAACTAAATCCTTACTTTTACCTTCCCTTATTCTTGTAACAACTTTTTCTATTGGTACAATAAATGGAACTTCTTTTGACTTTAATAAGTCTTTAAATACAGATACGTTCATAGTTATAATAATTGATTTCCAAACTGTTGCGCCATTGCATTCGCTATTCCTTGAAATGTTTTGCTTCTTAAAGTTCTTCTATGCTCTGGACTTTTTGCATCTAGTAGCGCCTTGTAATACCACATTGGCTGCTTTTTCTTTGCCCCGGTCTTTCTATCAGTCCACTCAAAAAACTCTCCTTTTTCAACTATGTCGGTGGATTCTAGCTTAGATATGTTTTTAAGCCATAAGCAAGTGCTTTTCTGTGCTTTATCTCCGTATTGCCAAGGTTGGATTATTTGGTCGGGTTTTCTGTAGAGTCTACTCATAATCCCTATTGGATTTTCAACTACAATTTTATCAACATCAGCGTTTATAATATCCATAAAAAACTGAATACTTTTCTGTTGACTACCATCAGCAACTTTCTTTGCAAAGTGCATCGCTCCACTAACCGCTAGGTCTGTACACGGAGGAAATGCAATCATTAAATCAAACCTAGGCTCTCTTTTTATGACCTCAAACATATCTTCTTGGTAATGCCACTCGGGATGATTCCCACTACATGGAAGCAAGTCACAACTAAATGCTTCAAATCCTAATTCTCTAAATGCTATTGTTACTGCTTGACTCTCTTCGCAAGCTACTAGTATTCTTTTCATAATTTAACGTTATTAGATAAAAAAACCCTCTCCGAAAAGAGGGTAATTTAATCAATTAATTAACACTTAAAACAATTCTTCTTCTTCTACTTCAGCTTCTACTTCGGGAGCATCTACCTTAGCAAGATAAACTTTAAGATAGTCCTCAAGTGTATCAAAGCATAAATCAGCAGAATTAGTATCAGCATCCTCAATGTCAGCTCCTACAGTAAAATTTGGTACTGAGAAAACTACTTTACCTTTCTTAGATTCAGTAGCAGAAGCAACCTCAACCCAAGTTTGTGTAAGCCTAGACTTATTTACTTTAACAAAGTCACCCCACTGCTTAGTAGCAGAACCTTTAAGCTGAATGTTAGATAGCTTACCATCTTCAGTCATAATGTAAACTGATTTTGAGTAGTGACCACCACAATTCTTAACTTGTTCTTTAATCTCATTATAAAGACCTTTTGCTAGAATACCTCCTTTGAAGGCTTTAATAGTTAGAACTTCTTTAGAAAGATACTTGACTTCATTAGAGAAGATTCCCGATTCACTTGCATCATTCCAACCTTTAACAGTTGATAATTCATCAAGGAAAACAAATTTAAATGGAAGCGAAACTTCAACATTTTTCTTTAAATCTTTGTCGTAGTAAGAAAACCCTTTTTGGTCAGATTTCCAATCTAAAAATTTTGTACTAGGATTCTTTGACCCTGTTGCGAAAACTTGTGTTCTATTGCTCATTGCATATAAAATTTAATAGGAGAAATTATGATGCTCCCCCATAACATCTTGACAAATGTAATTCTTATTTCTGTGTTAACCAAATAAAATTCAAAGAAAATACGAAAAAAAGTACTTGAACAATATGTTCTGTATCTAACTCGTTGATTTTCTCGTTGTTATATAATGCTCCAATCATTAATCCTTTAATGGGTGCTATTCTAATTTCACCTTTATAATTATATATAAGATCCATTACTATCCAAAGTATTCCAATTACTATCCAAATCATTTTTTCTTGTATATGTATATAAATTCAGTTTTCTCTTTTAATCCATTGCAGTTATCGTAAATCATATTTAATCCAACACCATTATCTTTAGCGGCTAATTTTACAGAGTCATATACCTTACCATCACTTAATCGTTTTACTTTCCTATCTATGGAAAACTCGCTAACATGTTTTTTTTTTTCGATTGCAACCCCACGTTTTAGACAGTCTAAAACTATGAAATCGTAATCGTCCCATTTTGGTCTTGGTTTATCCCAAAGTCTATGCTCTTTAATACCAGCGTCTACCAGTATTTTACTTATTTCGTGATTTCTCATATTGATTTTATGTATTTGCCATCTGCTGTAAGTACAACTGTTATATCAAATTTTTTATCATACCTAGATATTACAGTATTTAGAATTGTATTTATATTATCATAAGAGTTTAAGTACATATATAATTCTCCTTTAGTTAGCGTATCGGAGTGTTCTTTGTAATAAATCCACACTAGCTCCATTGGAGTTGATTCCTTTATTCTTATGTACTCATCTCGATTCATAGTATTACTGTTATTTTATTAGTGGCGCAATCAAATTTATGTATTCCGTTATACTCATTACAGTATGGGCATTGATTTTCCCAGTACTCATCACAATCGCCATCTACAATTTTAGGAACTACTTCTAAATACTTTTGGTTTAACTTCTCCGGCATTGAAGTAAATCTGTAGCACCACATTCTTATAGGACAATCTGTTCCTTTACATTTAGTTATCATAACTTACTTTGTATTACAACAAAAGATCCCGCATTGAAATAATCAGAGATAACTCTATCTACTTTTCTAACTGAAATATCTAAGAAATCAGCTATTACTTTAGAGCCATTGTGTTTATTTGATAAGAAGTACTCTATTATATGAAATCGTTCAACAGTCGTTGTTAGGATACTAATTCTTTTTTTCTCTCTTAATAGGTCTATATCGCTATTCAAAAAGTATAACTTATGATTTAAATTAAATGGTTCAACTCCAAGTTTTTTAAATCTTCTTATTATAGCATTTTTCCCTACTCCAAATTGTCTACCAATTGTTTCGGGTGTTGTACACTGTGGCATTATACTTTTAAATTATTAGTTATCTTAGTGATATAACTTTCTTTAATAGCAATAGCCATCTCAAGTCTTTCCTTAATTAAAGTTATCATAGCTTCATCTCTAGGCACTTTAATCAAATGATGTAATTCCTCTCCGTGAACAATACAATAATTGAAGAAATACGCCATCTTAGCTCCACTACACAACATTTGCATTTGCATTTGAGCAATGTACTCACTATCGATATTACCATCAGCAACTATCTTAAAAAACTTAGTAGCTCTAGGACATTTAATCTCAAGTATTCCATCAGCTCCTACAACTCCATCTGGAGATGCTCCTGCGTGTTCTCCATATGGATACATAAAAGATTCTGTAGTTTCAGGATACAATTCTTTAAACTTTGCAAAAGCCAGTGGTTCAAGGTCTATTCCTCTTTGCATATCAGCGCCTTTATATCCATCTTCAATTTGTCCATATAATTGTTCTATAGCTTTCTCAATTGCATAACTCTCTCCAGTCTGACCTAGACCTCTAGCTCCAAGTAATTTGTGGATCGTAGAGGCAGTAAACTTACCATATCTTTCTTTGTACCAATCTTCACTACGTTGAGGAGCATTAGAGCAAGCAATTGCCTCCCCAGTATGGTTCATTGTATAAAGCTCATTATTCTGTAATGCTTGTTGTCTATTACTCATTTTTAATTGATTTAATTAACTTCTCTAAACGTTCTAGTTTTTCTAATAAATCAGTAGCTGTTTCTGTATCCCAAAGACATTTGATAAGAAATCCGTTTAAAGCAGTTTTTAAACTAGGATAGTAGTAATTAACTGTATGCTCTTTAAACTCTCCTGTTCCAATATGTTTTCTCGTTAAAACATCATATACTGTTTTCTCTCTTTGTTCAAAATACTGAAGGATAGTATTATCGCTATCATATACTATCCTATAGTTACTATTTAATTCCATTATCTTTTTATTTTATCATATGCGTTAGACATTTTTTCGTGATCATAATAATATATGGATTTTACTGTACTTCTCATCCACTTATCAAACTTCTCTATCTTTTCCATTATTGAAATTTTTGAAGGATTAGTTGTTTATCTACTTGTTCCTCAAATGATAGAAAGCCAAAGGTACTAAAATTAGTTTCAATTTCAGCTAATCTTTTTAAATAATATTCGGCTTTACTTAATTTCTTTGCTTGGTTGTCTATAACCATTTCTAATGACTCGATTTGTTCTAATATTAAATCCATCTGTATTTGTTTAAAGTCTGCTGCAATTTTGCTTCCTTGACTTCGGGTACAAATCTACATATCAAATCCAAATAAAAAAAACAATTTAGAAAACTTTAACAAAAAATATTCATCGATTCATCAATAAAATAAAAAAACACGCTTTTATACCCCCCCCCCTAAAAACAGTATACGAAAATAGGGGGGGGGTCTATTTTCTATTATTTTATATAAAAAGTATTATTATTATTATTATTAAGAAATATATAGGATATTAAAATATAATTTAGTATCTTTGTATCTTTTATATAAAATTATGAGTATAAATCATACTGGAGTAGTATACTTTGGAACAGAGGGTAATCCTTATAAAGAAACTGTAATTGTGGATTCTATAGTAGAAAGTGTTATAAAGCAATTTAAAGACCGTTCTACTGTTGGAATTAATAAATATGGAGTAACACTAGAGAGAACAGATTTAAGTAAGTTAGATTGGATCAATCACGCTCAACAAGAGGCTATGGACTTCTGTTTATATTTGGAGCGATTGAAATCTGAATTATAGGTTACCTCGGTGGGATACAAAGAATGCCCACATTCTTCAATGCAGGCATTTTTAATCAGTCTCTCCTAATAGTCAAGAATATGTATATTTGTTGGTACTATGAATTTTCTTCCCCGATTGATTCCCAACTTTGACTCACGCATATACACCGCCTACGATATATCTTTTATATAGATTAACTTAATCAATGGGGATTATGAATTTCAATAACTTAAGATCCACTTCGGACTTTAGGTCGTATCTTAGTTGAACTAGTCCACGTTCAGTTATTTGCATAATCTGTTCAGTTGGTACATTCTTCCAAGACAATCTCTTTAATAATACTGTTTTGTTTTTTAGTCTAAAATAGGCTAAGGCAGTATCATACATATATTTTCTAACGCTATTAACAAAATCGTAATCGACAATCTTCATATCCAGTATCTTCTGATTATCGATTACAATCTGCTCTAGTTGTTTATTTAATTCTTCCATACTACTTCTTTTATAATCCAAGTCTTTTCTTCGCTTAGATGGTCTTTAATCCACTGTTTAGCTCCTACTAAATTCCAAGACATAAAATAATGGCATTCTTCTCCGAATATTGCATAAAAATCTCTCATAGTTTTATTGATTACAAATATATAAATAAATGTTTGATATTAACACTTTTTTAACACAAATGGTGTATCCCACTTTCCTATAGTTATATTTAAATAGTAACCAACATCGAAATAATCATTCTGAACATCTGACCTATCATAATTATTTCTGTTAGCTATCTCTGTTATCTGCGACAACTCTTCAGCTCTATTTTTTAAATAGTAATGATTTACTTGCTCATATCCTCTATTGGGATTATTTCTAAGCTCAACTGGAGCTTCCATGATACTTATCCTCAAATTATAACCATCTTGGTTAACTATCGATAATTTCCAACCTAATTTTGAAGGGAATGCTTGCTTCAGTTCTTCTCTTATTGCTTTTACTTCTTCTTTACTGATGTATGGCATATGATTTTAATATTTCGTTACACAATTGTTTAGGTATTCTTGAGCGATTATAACTATCCTTTCTTCCTTGAGTCCCAGTAATAGATCCTCTTGGAGCAGGTTGATGATGGCAATTTTTATTTCCATTGTGACACATTGGTCTTGGTACCCAAGTAGTGGAATTAGTCCATATGTCGGTGGGTTTGGCTCTATCATCACCATACTGGCAATACCAAACCGTATGTCTTTTAAACTCTTGCATAAATGGCATTTTACGCAACATTCCACGAGGATTTTCGATAAAGAATACTAATTTAGGATTTATCTCTAACCACTCTTTAATCAGTCCAATCCAATGCTGATTTACATTATCGCATTTTATAGCATATTCACTTATCGGTATACTTCCATCTCTTCTATGTTTACTTACTGCTGCAACTGAATAAGTTGTACAATCGGGACTTGCCCATACTACATCGGGTACGAATGGAACTTGCTCTAATGTAAGCTCTTCAATGTCAATTGCGAGATTTATCTTATCATATGGAGTCCAATCCACTGAAAATACATTCATATTTAACTCATCCGCTACATTGCCTACAGACCTTGCTCCGGCAAATAATTCTAATAAATTAATAGCCATTTCTTACAAGTATTATCTCTATTCCATTTTTTATTAATTCAATCATAGTATCATCATCTTCATATATCTTATCAAATACCTCATAACCAATACTTTGTAAATTATCAAATAAGGTTTCATTATAATACCCCATTATTCTAAGTCTATCACTACCAATATCTACTGAAAAGAATTGGTCTAAATCTAAATGTTCTATTACTAATAATCCTAATAATTTATTCATTATCTTAATTTGTTTACGTAAATGTTAATATAATTGTTCAGTTCCGCATTGTTTGGTTCTCCGTAATGCGCTCTAATTTGTTTACAGTTAAAACCCATATTTACTAAGGTTCTGATTACTTTGTTGGTTCTCATATTAATTGGCGTCATAGTTTGTTTGTTTTTGTTCTCTGCAAATATATGTCGGTTATTTGAATCTCACAATAGTTTTATGATAATTTTAACATCTAGGTTTAATAGGTGGGTTGCCTCGCTGGGTTGCCTCGGTGGGATCTAGGTTTAATAGGTGGGTTGCCTCGCCGGGTTGCCTCGGTGGGTTGCCTCGGTGGGTATAAATTCTATATAAAAAGTACATTAGTTCTATGTAATTAGTAGAGTTATATTAAATTAGTATAGTTATAGTAGTTCTACCAAATTAGTCGAGTTAAGTTGCTTCCCAAGTTATAGTAGTTATACCGAATTAGTAGAGTTAAAAGATGCGTAATTTCTGATGTCCTAAATAAGGATGAACCGATCTATTTAAGGATAGTCCTAATTAATTGCATAATGTCCTAAACCAGGACATGCCAAGCAGCACAAATCACACATCCTAAATAAGGACAAACTGATCTGTTTAAGGATAGTCCTAATTAGTTGCATAATGTCCCTAATAGTAACTATCCTAAATAAGGATAAAATATCCCAAAAGTAAATGTCCTAAATGAGGACAAATCACAATGTCCTAAACCAGGATAAAGTGATCTTTTCAAGGAGAAGTCTAATTAGTTGTAGAACATCCTAAATAAGGAAATAGCTACAAAATTGATCCAAAATGGAAAATGTCCTAAATTAGGATAATTACATTTTAAATAAGGCTAAAAAAAGGCTAAAATCGATTTTAAGGCACATTTAAGGCACGATTTTATACCTAAATGTATCCTAGTATTAAAACTTTGAGTTTATCG